AATACCCTGACGGCACCGTGGGCACCGTCATTGCCATTGTGCAGCCGGAGGATCCGAGTGACATGGCCTACTGGGTTGCTTTTGACAGCACCTCTGCGGAGGTTGTGCTGTCTGACTACCTGGTGGCCACTGAATAATCTCCAAGTAGTTCACACGCGCGTCCACGCAAGGAGCCCTCTCTGGCTCCTTGTTTTTGAGCGTCTTTGCCTTGACTCTGCGCGACTCAGTGGCCGTTGACTCTGCGCGACTCAGGGGATCGAAATCTTTGATAAAAGTTTGATGCACATTTGAGCGGCGCAGGCTATATACTTATACCAGCGGCAACGGTGCCGCCATCCAACCCAGGGGTCCACAATGGCCAAGTTCCACTGCACTGTCCGCATCTCCAAGCCCGTCGCCATTTGGGCATTGGCTTGTTCATATCTCTTCTGTGGGCTCATCGCCTGCGGCAACTCCCCCCGCATCGCGCGGCGCTTGGTCAAGGTGGGCTGACATGGCACACGTCCAAATCATTCGTAGGCTCGGAGTTCCCGAGACTCCCAGCCCTTTCTTCGCTGACGGTCGCCCCGCGTGGTCTGCGTTCTTGGATTCTAAGGCGCTGAAGTTGATCCATGACATGACCAATGATCCCGGCCCGGGATTCAAGCGTGATGTTGATGCTGTCTACATTGACGGCGTCAAGGTTTATCCGAAAAACTGAGTTCACACGCGGGCGCGCATGGAGTCCCTTAGGGGGCTCCATGTTTGAGCATCTTTTGGCTGACTCTGCGCGACTCCAAGGATCACAGATCGCGGAGTTCACACGCGGGCGCTCGCTCGAGGAGCCGAGGAGATCACGATTTGAGTTCACACGCGGGCGCGCGAGCGGGACTCTGCGGAACTCCGCGCCTGAGAGCATAGAATACGAAAAGAAAAGAATAAAGAAACCGAAAACGAAAAGAATGGATTTGGCACGAAAGATGCTACGACGCGAATTGGCACGAAAGATGCTACGACGCGAATTGGCACGAAAGATGCTACGACGCGAATTGGCACGAAAGATGCTACGACGCGAATTGGCACGAAAGATGCTACGGGAGAGCCTGGCGGGCGGGTGCCGCATTGCGGCACAGCATGGCCCCATTGCGGCATAAGGTTAAGTTACGCTATTGCTACACTTAGCGGTAAACGGGCCTTTATGCTATGCCGCAATGCGGCACTATGCCCAGGCGGTAATATAGCTAAGTATTGCAAACATAGCACTTTGCGCTTTGGCATGGGCAATGCTTATACTATGCAGGCCCGGCAATGCCGCCCGGCCCATTACCCAAGGGGTACGCAATGGCCACCACCACCACCACCACCGCCGCCAAGGCCCCCGCCGCCAAGGCCCCCGCCGCCAAGGCCCCCGCCGCCAAGGCCCCCGCCGCTGTGGCCGTAAAGGCCCCAGCCGTGCCAGCCGTGCCGGTACCGGCCACGCCCAGCACGCCATTGCAGGGCGCAAGCAGCAGGCAGGCCCAGGCCGTGCTTATGGCCAAATTGTGCGGTGGCGCAATGCCCACGCATAACCTTAGTATGGCCGTTGGGCCGGTGCCCGTACCCGCTAACGGTAGCGTGCGCAGTGCTGGGCATACCGCTATTTTGCAGGCCATGGCACAGTTGGCCAGCAATGGCCAGCCCGTTACCGTGGGCAGTGTGTTAGCTTGCACACTGCCAGCCCAGGCTAAGGCCCAGGCTAACGGTACCTGCAAAGTACGCGGCCTTGCGGCCCAGCACCCGGCCACGGGGGCGTGGTTTAGCATTAACGCTGGTATTATGCGGTGCGCATGGCAAAAGCAGGCCATTGTGCTTAGCGTGCCAGCCTAGCCATAGCCTACCCAAAGGTAGCAATGCCCCGCACCAGGCGGGGCATTGCTATAGGCTACAGTATGCCTTGTTATGCATATGTATATGTAGTTATATAATTATATGTATATAGTGGGTGTATAAGCATATAGGCATATAATTATAGTGGGTGTATAAGCATATGGGCATATGGGTATATAAGCATATGCCCATTCAGTGCCATTACGGCCTCGCCGCGCTCCTAGTCTCGCAGCACTGAGGAGCTAATACTCCGCACACATCGGGGTGCATCCATGCTGGTCTTCAGAATGTTCACTCCGCGCCAGAGACCCGAGGATCCAAGAACCCCAGAGATCGGAGAAGCTGAGCACCAGAGATCCAAGAATCACAGAGATCCAAGAACCCCAGAAATCGGGGAATCAGCGAATCGGAGAAGCCCAGTTTCTATGTCTGCATAGAATCCTTGAAACAACGAACAGAAATATGGAGGATCGAATATAGGGCTTGCGCCATCAGCTGATCGGCCTTACACTTGGCACTGGACCACTGAGGGCCGAAGCATGGCGAAACCTAGAAAAGAGCCGGAACCTTTACAGATTCCCCCCGACGCGCCCGATGCGGACGTATTTGAGTTTGTGGATGAAGCCTCCCTGGGCGTTTCGCTCCGAGTGCTAAGAGCCATGCAACTCCGCCGGGATGGCCATGACTATATGGAAATCGGTGCTATCATGGGAATTGGCACCGCCATGGCTAGGGAACTTGTGAAGACGGGCCTGGAGCTCCTGCACAAGGAGCTTCAGGAGACGATTGATGAAGTGCTGGTCTTGGAACTCAGCCGACTGGATGCGCTCCATAAGATTCATTGGGCCACGGCCAAGGATAGCAAGTCTGCTGACATCCTCCTGAAGATTTCTGACCGACGGTCCAAGTTCCTCGGTATGGATCAGGCCCCCAAGGGAGACAACGATGGCGCGACTGCGGTTCGAGACTTCCTATATCAGGCAATGAAGCAGTCTGGTAAGGAAGCTGACTACAATGCCTACCTCGTGAAGCGGAGGCTTCAGGAAGAAGTAGATGCCGAGGGCGCGGCGCCCAGCGCCGAGTAGCGGGGAGGCCGCCGATGCTCAGCCTCCCAGCTCGTTGGACTCCACTGCGCGAGATCAAGCCACAGATGGAGTACGCGAACTCCCCCCACAGGTTCAATGTGGTACCTGCGGGGCGACGATCGGGTAAGACAGAGAACGCAAAACGGAAACTTGTGCTGCGGGCGCTCATGCCGCCAGGGATGCGCGGAGCGAGCAACTTTCCGGATCCACGATACTTCTGTGGTGCCCCCACTCGGGACCAGGCTAAGCGCATCTATTGGAATGATCTGAAGCTCCTGGTGCCGAAGCGGCTGATCGCGCCCCATGGGATCTCAGAAACAGAGCTTTCCATCACGACCATTATGAATTCGACCATTATGGTCGTGGGAATGGACAAGCCAGAGCGCATTGAAGGATCGCCCTGGGATGGCGGGATCCTTGATGAATACGGTAACATGAAGGCGTCTGCCTGGAACGCGAACGTCCGGCCTGCGCTGGCCGACCGACAGGGCTGGTGTGATCTGATCGGCGTGCCTGAAGGACGAAACCACTACTACGATATCGCCGAGTATGCCAAAGCGCAGATGATTGAGTTCGGAGAAGCAAGCGAGTGGGGATACTACCACTGGAAGAGCTCTGAGGTCTTGGATGCACAGACTATTGAGTCTGCTAAGCGTGACATGGACGAGCTTACCTTCCAGCAGGAATACGAAGGCTCCTTTGTCAACTTCGTTGGCCGGGCCTACTACAACTACACCGATGCGAACAAAGCTAGACTGGAGTATGATCCGAAGGCCCCAATCGCATTCTGCTTTGATTTCAACGTGGATCCAGGCGTTGCGGTCATTGCCCAAGAGGGGATTCTACCGAACGGGCTCGTCGGAACTAAGGTTATCGGCGAGGTTTACATACCTCAGAATTCTAATACCGTGGCCGTATGCCGGAAACTCCTTGAGGTATGGGGCGAGCACCAGGGCGAAGTTCATGTGTATGGCGATGCCACCGGAGGGAACAGAAAGACGTCCGCGACCCAGGGTTCTGACTGGGATTTGGTCCGATCGGTGCTTAAACCGCACTTTGGGGAACGGTTCATGTACTTCGTGCCACGGTCTAACCCTACTGAGCGCGCGAGGGTGAACTGCATGAACAGCCGCATCATGAACGTCGTAGGAGAGAGGCATCTCTACTGCGACCCGAACCGCGCCCCCATGACATCGCGCGATTTGGACGGGGTGCGGTTGCTTGAAGGCGGCAGTGGTGAGATCGATAAGCATCAGGATGCGAGACTGACCCACTTATCTGATGGGCTTGGGTACTACGTTGCTTATCGTTTTATTGGTGGACAGAGTCTTTCTGTCACTAAGACTTACTACGGCGGGTGAGGCCAATCATGAAGAAGGCTGGCAATACGTTCCCAGTGAAGAAAATCTAGTTCTGAGCCCATCCTAAGAAGAAAAGTAACGGAGGAACCGTGCCCATTAACTCTCAGCACCCAGAGTATAAGCGAACGCTGCCTCAGTGGACTCGGTGCCGAGACGC